ACCTGAAAACCGCTAACCTTAAATGATTTTGGGCTTGAGAACGTGTACTTAATAATACCTGTATTGTATATAGAAATGCTGCTTGGTGTTGTATACTGGCCCCATACTCTATAAAGCGTTCCACTAACCAACTCAACCTTGGTAGGAGTNAATNGNNTCCCTGCCAATANAAATTGAAAATCCGTGCCAGGAACAGGCTGGCTNCCATCATCCATTTTTATATAAGCACTTAGAACGTAATCTGTATTTACGCTTAGAGAAGGGGTCTTATAAGCATACCTAGTTACACTGTTGTCTCCAAATACTACACCGCCAGCAAATCGGACATCTACAGAACCAGCAGCAGCAATTGACACGTTGCNATACNNATTAAGTTGAGCAAGATTGGTTGGATCACTATATACCCAAACATTCGTCGTCCCCTCCTCCACCATCAAGCCCAATACCCCATCAATAACATCAAAGCGAGGCTGATTAGCAGCGACTTGCGAACCATCACTCTTATAAGCAATCGAATTACGAGTAAACGTTGGAGCATTAACATTTGGTAACTTTAACTTGCCATCTTCAACAATAAGATTACTTAAAGTTCCTTGTGTTAAATCAACGGTTTGTCTTATGTTCGCCATCTCATCACCTTTTAATTGTAAGCGGGGGAGTGTTTACCTCCCCCGAACCAATTAGTCTAAACCAATTTCTACAGCTCCGACTGCGAATTCAACTTTGTTACCAGTGGCTACTGTTTGAGAAGCTTCAAGCGTTCCATAAACAAGCATATTGCCCAAATCGTCAAATATCGCTATGCCAGTTACAGTGCCCCAGTTACTAGAAGCTGGACCGAATGTAACCATAATGTCGTTTGTCACTTTAGATGGAGTAGTTCCAGAGCCAGTAGCCGCACTAAAAGAAATTGTTTGTCTGGAATATCCAGTGCTGTCAGTAGATACTTCGGTTCCAGATGTCGTCTCCGTAGGAGCTACGGTATACAAAGCCATTGTGTATGTTCTCTCAGCATCATTGAATACCGCATCAAGAGCCTTTTTCTCCGCATAATCTGTAAAAACATACTGTGATGGCATTCTTTATATCACCTCACTTACCGTGTAATACACGTGTATTTTTATGTTACCAATTGTCGGTAGAGTTATAATGTCTCCGTTGCTGAATAAAACTTTAATCTCTGCTAAATAAGTGCCGAAGTTTTTTGTTTCTTCTGAAGAGAATTTATACATGACCACTGCACCATCGTATATTGTCATGACCTTGGGATTAACTCCCATGCCTTCTACCCATAANTGAACTGTGCTACCTGACAAATCAATTGGATTGCCATTATCATCTAACAGCTGAACTGCAAATATCGGTAGCGTGTCTCCTTGCTTTATGTAAAAGTCCATTCCACCACCTCTTTGCTATTTATCATAATTATAATTTTAACATACCGTTTTTAACCACGTATAAAGTCATATTCAATCCTCATCGTTTGCGAACTTGTTTTATGTAAAAGTCCATATCCTCACCTCTTTTTTAGTCCTGAAAAACAAAATCGTATTTGACTTTCATTGTGTTTGCGTTAGTCTTAGTTATTGGACTCGGCAATCGTGTTACAACGCTCTCAGTCGTATCAAGTTTCTGTATAAAATTGGGTGCATTTGGAATATATCTGCTGCACCATAAGAAACCATTGACGTAGGATATTCCGTGAGAATGCAGTGCTACCGAAGCCGTAATTCTTTTAGTACTAAGATTTATTCTATACGTAGGACCCGCAATTTCCGATGCCCACAAATTGCCATTTTCATATACTAAGCTCGCTTGATAAGTTTTAGTTTCGAACGACTCTATAACTGTTCCATCATTAGGGTTAATCTTAAATATCATAGGTAACGTATCACGTGACACCCATAATGCCGAGCCATCCCATGCTATACCGAAATTGGGGAATGGAGTCCTAAACGCTTCAATAAACTGCCCCGTATTGGGGTTTATCTTATATATCCTACCAAAAGGTCCACCTGTTCCCCAAAGATTTGTTCCGTCCCACGTTAGACCGTATAAGTAATCTGCTGGACATGGTACAGAGTGAACAACCATTTTAGTATTCGGGTCTATTCGAGATACCGCTCGGCTATCTGGCAAACAAACCCAAAAACAAGAACCATCCCACGTTAAACCGAACACCCTGCCTTGCTCAATCTGAATTGAGTCTAAGACGGTGACAGTATGCATATCATTATCCACATTGCCCCACATTATTGTCTGGAAACTGCCATTAGCGGTATACGTAGGGAAGTCAAAAACCCAATGCGCACGTTCATTGTTGGCATAACTCTCTGCTGCGTTCACAGTTCCTCTAAACGCATCTGAGCCAGAATAGGGTTCTTTAGAAGCCCAACCAATAATGTTTCCGATGTTTCTTAATAACGGTGGATTAGCATAAACGGTCGTATCAGTTGAAGAGTCCAATATGATGTTGTTCAATGAACATGCTGGTTCATCTAATGCGATATTGGGATGTCCAGAGTAAAAATCTCGTCTTTGGTGCCACCTCATTCTATTTGTTTCAATATATGTTACAGTATTTTCTGATTTAGTTTCAAAAATTTTTTTACCACGGTCATTAAATAGCTCTACTGTGGCGAAGCCCCTAACGGGTTTTGTGTTGTTTGTGTCTATGTTTTCTTTCACTGTTAAACATTCCCTCCCCTTCGTCATTCTCCAAATGTTATTGAAACAGACTCGTCTGGATATATAATGTCCATGAAACTAACTGTCTCGACAGACTCCAAGATAATATCTGAATAATCTAACAATGGCGTTATATATGTTATTTTAATAAAATCTCCATGCAAAGCCAAAACATAATGGAACATGTCCTTCATTAGATTTTTACCCCTAATAGCAACCCATATATGTGCATTGCTACATCATCACNTGCAGGACAATATATTTTTGCATTATAAAGCTGAGAAGTGTAACGTNTTNCCGTAGTCGGAGCTGGCATTCCTACAGTCCAAGTATTATTGATTATATCGTATATATGCATTGCCGTTCCGCCACTTTGAGGAAAATATATTTTATGATGATAAACTTGAGATGTTCTGCGATATCCACCAGATGGAGCTGACGCACCGACAGTCCATGAATCAGTGGCAATATCGTATATGTGCATCGCTGTTCCAGGAGTTCCACCATCTGCTGGACAATATATTTTGCCGTTGTAAAGTTGTGATGTCCAACGCCACACAGACGATGGAGGCGCAGCTCCAAAAGTCCACGCATTAGACTCAATGTCATATATATTTATCGGTTTTTGCCCATCTTCAATTAGGTATATTTTGCCATTGTAAAGTTGAGATGAATAAGGATATATGTAATCATCACTTTTTGCTCCAACAGTCCACGTATCACTGGAAATATCGTAAATATCCATAGCGCCCGTTTCATTATTAGGACAATAAATTTTGCCATTGTAAAGAATAGATGTATAGCGGTCTGATTCTGCTGGTTGTTCTGCACCCATTATCCAACTATCAGATGGAATATCGTATATTGGCATTGTTAATCCGTAATCTTCAGGACAGTAAATTTTTCCTTCATAAAGTTGAGACGTCAAAGCCCACAATTTGACTGGAGCTTGCGTTCCGACAGTCCATGAATCAGTGGCGATATCGTATATTTGTATATCATTTCTACCATACGCTGGACAATATATCTTGCCATTGTATAGTTGCGATGTATAACAACTTGTAGTTGCTGGTGCAGGACTTCCTAAAGCCCAAACGTCTATAATATCTTTAAGAGCTTTTTTGTGACCACCTATATCTCCGTGCCAAAACAGAACATTGCGTTTTGCGTCATTCATTGGTCAATTTCCTCAGATAAAATATTATCAGACTCATCGTAGGTTCTTTTATATTTAATTGTAGAAACTACATCTCCATTTGTGTTGTAATACGTTTCTACTCTATATTCATATGTTGGAGCTGTTCCTTGCAGTTCGCTTTTCATAATCAGCCTGTTGTCAGTATCGTAAAACTCTACAACCCTAAATTTGCCAGTGGCATACTGCTCGCTTCTAACAATTCTACCAATAGAAGTGCCAAGTGTTTTGTAAGTAAACGTTGTTTCTCCCAAAATCTTGTTTTCTGCTTGCGGTCTATCTTCATATCTCATACTCATCACACCAGCACACAGAATGCATCATACGAGTATCCACCTTCTTTGAAATTGTGTCTAATGCCATGTAATATTGTATCATACGCCACAGAGTTATCTTCGTTCATTACCTTAAACTTGCATGGATAAGGAGCTATTTCATCTAATCTGCTTGGTATTACAGATATCTCAATATGTTTCTTTCTGAATGGACTGTTCTTGTATCTTAAATACGTTGCCTCAATTAAATCTTTGTTCTGCAAAATCGGAAAGTCTAAAGTCAAAGTAGGGTCTACAGTGCTAACTTCATCTATATACTGGTTCAATGGCACTTCTTCAGTAATTGGAATTATTCCTTCTACAGTTCCACTATACATCATTAAGCTGTTTACCTGTGTTGGAATAATGTAGTAAAACACAGCACCTCCACCATAATAACACGATGCTACTCCAGTTTCATCTACATCTAAAAACATATAACCAGTAGGATTGTATTTATCAGGTCTGTATTCTTTGATAAACAGCTTGTTATCTACTGGCACCATTACTTCCATTGTCTTATATAACTGTTGCTGTGTAAATCTTGGAGTTCTACCTTTAAGCCTGATGGTTACTTTTTCTCCGTTGTCAAAGTCGTGCTTTACAGCCAAAGAAGGAATACCCAAACCACCTATTACAACTGCTCTAACATCTGTCACACTGTTAACATCAACCTGCTGATTAGGGAATATGTAATCTCCTGACATATACAAATTTTCTAATGTTACCCAATCAGCCATTATTTCTCCTTTAAGATTAGCCCACAGCGCAGCTCCAACAGATTGAGATAAGCTTGATAGAATGCTAAAATACGTTCCTTGCTTTAATGCACACCACAAGCCGCCTGCATTTTCTTCCGTGCCCTCAAACAGGAATGGTTTTCTAACCATTTGTGGAAATGCTCTATATGGATTACCGCTTAATATCCTCCAATAATAGCCACTTATTGTAACTGGTTTTGCTAATCCATAACCCTCATAAGTCATTCTATCAAACTTACCAAGAACATCTTCAAAATGTAGCGTAGCCACCTTATTAACTTTAGAGAACTCTATTTCTTTAAGAAACCATCTATCAAAATCAATTCTCTTTGTGTTGTCGTTTTCGTCTTTTAGTATGAAATAGCCATTAAGCTTAACATCTTCGTAGCTTTTTAATGTGGCAAAGCTGGACTTTGGATTAACTATGTTGTATCTCTCTTCGTAGTCCAGTATTTTGATATATCCAGTGCCTTTAACAACAGTTCTACCTTCCCAAAACATGTTCTGCATGAACTGTGCTTCTAAGATGTCATCAGCATCTAATGTCTCAGATATGCCAGAGCCATAAAGTCTACCGTAAAAGTCTGTTATCGCTATCATAGTTCTATCAACTGGAATGTTACATCCTTATAATACATTACATTATCTTTGATAATCAACGTAGAATATTCCAAGTCTCCAACATAGCCTCTAAATGAAGTTACTGTGCTTTGGTCATTAGGTCCTGCCATTGATGGAAATATTACTGTTACCTGATGTATGCCTTTACCACCAGCGTTTGTGTAATACAATGCTCTTTTAAGAAATTTCAACTGGGCTTCACTAAGAACAGCGTATCTAACATCAATTCTAATTTTTTTGTTGATGTAAGCAAAAGCCATGTTCCCGAGTAAGTTTCTCTCGGCTTTTGACAATACATATTCACCGTATTTAATCTCAGTTGGAGTAGGCATCTTTGCCCCATCTATTTCCAATATGGTTCTATTCTCTGGCATTCTGCATCACCTTATTAAGGAGCATATACTCTTTTGCCATTGATATAATATTCCCTCGTTATAAAGTCTGGATAATCATATTTGCTTTCTTTAATCTCCAAAATTACTTTTGGTTCGTTGGATTGCGGTAAATGTTCTCTTCCCCACCTATTTAAATACGGTAACATACTAAATATTCCACCAGTTGGGACTGGAATATATTTTTCTAAAAGTTTCCCCAAGTCGGTTTTTGGTCCTTTAGGAGTAAACACTTGGTCTGTTATGAAAGAAATTGCTTTATCTATCGGTTCTTTACTCGTTATCTTTTCTAAAACGTAAAGACTCCATTCTCTAATCTGACTTCCAATAGAATCTGTTGCTTGTATAAGTTTGCTACGTAGTGTGTAAATATCTTGTGCTATTGTAAATCCAACATCTCCGATAGTTACCTTCAATTCATCAAGCTTTGGTATGGCAACATCTGTAATGCTCGTGCTTAGTTCGGTAGCTTCTCTAACCAAGTTATCCAGATATCCCGAGTAGTCCTGCATATCAACATCAACTATTGTTTCTGGAACTTCTGGAACATTAGCCACCATCTCTGTTTGTTGTTCTATAGCATGTATTACGTCAAAGCTTTGTAGGTTATCCTTAATTTCTTTTGTGCTGTCTACAACATTGGACATGTTGTCCTTCATTGCTGCTGTATCTTGCGCTGGCTGTGTAAAAGCGTTTTTTATAGTGTCAGATGCTTTCTTTGTTTGTTGTTCTAAATTGCTTAACGACTCATTAACCTTACGAGTAAGAGTTCTGTCTATAACACTAACTAAGTAAATAGTTCCAGCTATTATAGCCGTTGCCGCTCCAAGTGTTAGCAAATTAGCAAAAATAGCGGTCTTTGTCATAAGACCAGACATGATAGCACTTAGACTTGTAGTTCCAGTTATTACTCCAACTAATCCTTTGGCGGCTCCGACAATCGAAGCAACCCAACCCATAAAGTGTTTTTTAATATAGACTGACATTGTCCAAATAGTTTTTAAGAACCCAATCATAGGTTTCATCAGTCTTAGGACTGAAGATGTAATCCAAAATATCAGAGTTCCAGCCATAACAGTCATCAATATCGGTCTCAATATGTTACTTGTCCCAAATAGTATATTTATAATCACTTTGAATATGTTGGCGATAATATTATATATATTAACAAGCCAAGCGTATGTAGTTACTATCATGTTATACAGCCAGCTGCTTACGTTATTTTTTATCGCTAAAAATAGANTNCCAGTTTCAGTAACTTGAGCTGCTATTCTTTGAAGAACCGAAGAAACGGTTAACAGCACTGGCATTAGCGTTTTAGCTATTGTTCCAGCGACTGCTGTCCATATCTGGTTTAACGAAGAAATGGCTATATTAAGTGCACCAGTAGTGGTAGTTCCTATGTATTTAACGATGGCATCTGTTTTCTTGCTAAGCTCTTTCATAATCATTCCTACAACTTCATCTACGTTTGTTAGAAGCCCTTTTCTCATCATATCTTCTACTTCTGCTTGTGGTTTACCCATTCCTTGTGCTATGAGTTCTACGATGTTAATGCCAATGTTGGCAAGCTGCCTTCTTTCTTCTGCTACTACCTTACCTTTAGCATACATCTGACCTATAGCCATAATTGCTCTGCTTGTTATAGCCGAAGCTCCAGCAGCTCCACCACCACTAACAGTGCCAACCATTTGTGCAAATACAGGTATGGTTTGTAGAATATCTTGTATCCTTTGATAAGGAATATTGTAAACAGCCGCCTGCTGAGCCGTATGCATTAGAGATGCCATGTCTATGCCAACAGTTCTGGATATCTCCCAAATGGTATTCTTAAGCTCGTTTGCTTTTTCTAAAGAACCAGTAATGGCTGTTAGTGTTAGCATGAAGTTTTGCTGAACACCAACCGTGTCAATAACCATCGACTTTATTGTTCTACCAATATTAGATGCAGTTAGTGATACGTTTCTTACAGCCCAAACCAAGTAACCAAGCTGTCCGAATATGGTTTCATAAACAGTGGAATACGTTACGCCTCTTGACAAGAATACCTTATCTAATAAACCGCCTTGTCCTCTACCGCCAGATACTCTCTTAAGCTGCGTAGCTTTCTTTGTTACTTTAGATAAGCCTTCATCTAACTTGTTTATGCTTTCCGATGTATTCTGTATGTTTTTGGTTAGCTCTGTTACAGCCTGTTGCATTGCATTTGTCATTGCTATGATTGTGTCTACGCTTGTAGTGCTCTTGCCCCCCTTAGAAGTAAGAGTTACTGGCAAAGCGAACTGGTTTTGTTCTCCAGCTAACTGCAACCTTGCTTTAATTCGTGATACGATGTTTTGGACTGCGGCATCTAAAGACGCTTNATCAACATTGGCAGAGACAAAGCTGACATTTAACATTAACTGCGTATTTATTGGCTGAGAATATAAAGCAGTAATACGTGACTGCAAATCAATTATTTTGCTTGTTAATGTGCCAACCTTCTTAGTAATACTGTCAAGGCTTTTACTGATACCAGCTAAAGCCGTTTTTGCCTGCGTTACATTAACAGTTACTTCAATGTTAAACTGTTCGCCACTGCCTTTGCCCATTACATCTGCCATTTACTTCACCTTCGGAGCAGGTATGCCGAGCTCCATGGCTGATTCCACTGTTCTTTGCTCAAGCTTCTTTCTTTCATCTTCGCTAAACCTTAAGTCTTTTATGAATGGATAAATATCATCTGGAGATATGCTTGTGTGTATTTTCGCTCCCCAAGCCCTGACAATATTGTATCCACTATTTATCACTGAAGATATAAGCACTCCCCATTTATTCTGGTATTCTTCTAGCATATCTTCTCTCTTCTTCTCAGCAACGAGTTTAGCCCAAAACAGTAAATCATTCATATACATTTCTTCAAGCTGGAATGGAGTTATGTTTAGATACTGCAAAATGTCAATCAAGAACGTTGAAGGGAAGAACACTTTTAGCATGTCTCCCTTGTTATCAGTTTCAATAGCAAGTCCCAAGGATAGTAACATGGCTGTTGGATTAACTATGTAGAGCTCCCCTCCATTTCCAGCTCTGAAAAATTTAGCTCTTGCCACAGATTAGTTAATTCCACAAGCTGTGACATGTATGCATTGTCTATATCGTCTGGGTTAATCTCTGGGAACATTAGCTTGCACATCTTAACCAGTTTGTCAATGTTTTCTACGGCATCTCCTTCAGTCTGCAAGTTTTTATCCTTGGTTATCTTCTGCATAATCTCTCTTAGCTCTTTAACTTTTTTAGCTTTAACGACGTAAGACTTGTCGCCTACAAAGACATCTGCTACCCTAACTCCGTTTTCAATCCTTATTTTACTGTCACTCATTCATTGCACCTCCATTACTTTTTATGAAAAATGGTATTCCAAGCGTTTGGAATTGTAACCTTTGATACGTCAATACTCCTTCTTCAACATCAATAGGTGGAAGTAAAACGTAACCGCATATCGCAGTTTGCACATCTTCTAAGTTTAAGTTTAATTCCACAAAAGCGTAACCATACGGATTATCAATCCATCTTTGCATTGCCCAAAACCCATCTGATGTTAACAACCAACCAACTGGTGTAACACTTTTAGAGCCATCAACCAAAGCTTCACTCATTATCATTTCAAAATGCCAACTAGAGAGCCCACCACAAAATGGCAGGCTCTCCTTAACACGGTCTATCGGTTTTGTCAAATCTTCTATTTTGCTTAGACACCAAACACTACCGATTAGACCTGTAATCATGCTATTATGGAGAAATTGTCAAAGCACCCATGCCGTTGAAGTCAGCAGAGAACGTTGCTTGACTATCTGTAGAAGCTTCTAATGTTAAACTCATATAAGCTTTGCCAGATATTACAAGCTGTTCTTGGTCGGGTTTGCCAATAGTCATCTCTATTGTCACTGGTTCTCCGTTTATGTAAGCATGTATCAAATTCATTTGTCCTTGGTCTCCAATTACTAAATTGCCCTCACAAGAAGCAGTCCAATCTTTAAATGTAGTCAATCTTTCTACCCAACCTTCAGTATCGAAGTTAGTTACGTCCACATCGTTAACGTCCAAGTTCAAGGTCCACCTTGACATCTCTGCGATTTTAACATTGGTTCCACCTTGTTTAACGAATATTTTTCCGTATGCGCCGCTTATAGCCATTCTTTATTTCACCTCTCGCATTACATTAAATTGTTGCGTAAATATGTGCCTTTGCCTCGCATCTAAACCTTCATAAGATGGAGGTCTTGATGCTCTTATCATTATAATATATGCACCATCTTTGTATTCATACCCATCTTTGTTTGCATCGTTGAGATGCTTATAAATATCTTCAATTATGGCAGAGCCATCAGCATATCTTTTAGAACGGACAACTACCATGATGATTGCTTTTTCCATCGTTGAACCGTTAACTTCAGCTCCATCTCCAATACCAGTATCGTAAAGTGCTACCAAGTCATCTAAATCAAAAGGTGGTGTGCCGACAAACAGCTCACACCTTCCGTGTATTGCTTCTGCTACAAGGTCATACACTGTTTCTGCCGCTAACATATCTCATTCCCTCTCTTAGAAAGCTGAAGTGTAGTGCTTAAAGTTGGTGCCAAATTTCTTATTGATTGCTCTAAGCATGTATTGGTTCATCGTTCCTTCTTTGTGATATCTATAAACGCCATCATGCACTAATTCGTGTAATCTGCCGTAAGCCACTCCTTCGTCAAAGTCAAACGCAGATACCGAGAA